ACTCTCGGCAAAACAGCGCGACGGTACTGAACTACGCGCAAAGGAATTATACGAGGAAACATGGCAGTGGCTAAACAATATCGGCTGTGCATCTTATGTATCTCCACAGACAATAGAACGTTACGCCATGTGTGTGGCGCGATGGCTTCAGTGCGAGGAGATGACCAATGAACTCGGTTTTCTCTCAAAACATCCGACAACCGGAAAGCCGATTACTTCTCCGTTCATAAATATCGGAATCAACTATATGAACCAGGCAGCCCGTCAGTGGGATGCCATCATGCAAATCGTCAAGGAGAATTGTACCGTGGATTTCAGCGGCGCAAACCCTAATGATGATTTGGAACGACTGCTTCATCAGAGAAAGGGGTTTTAACATGACCACATATAAAACCTGCGAAAGCGTATGCATCGGTCACCCGGATAAACTGTGTGACCTTATTGCCGACAGCATTCTGGACGAGTGTCTGCGGCTCGACAAATCCTCCCGTGTAGCCTGCGAGGTCATGGCAACGGGACACAAAATTATCGTAGCGGGAGAAATCACCTGCTCAAAGCGTGTGGATATCCGGTTTATCACTCGGCAGGCGCTGCGGAAAGCTGGATACAATCCGATAGGATACCTGATTTATGTATTTGTACATAAACAGTCCGAGGACATTGACAGCGGCGTGTCCAGGGCTCTTGAATCAAGGAACGGAGATACCTCATGGTATTCCACCATCGGCGCCGGAGACCAGGGTACGGTTTACGGATATGCCACCAACGAGACAAAAAGCCTTATTCCTCTGCCGCTGGAACTTGCTCATCAGATTTGCAAACGGCTCGACAAAGTTCGCTCGGACGGAACTGTCAAGGGCATCTACTCCGACGGCAAGGCGCAAGTGACCGTTCAGTATGAGAATGGAAAACCCGTGCGTGTTAAGACCATCGTGGTTTCCGTTCAGCATTCCAAGGATAAAGATCTCGATGCTCTCCGAAGTGAGATCATCGCCAATGTCCTGTGGCCCGTGTTTGAGGATTTTCCTTTTGATAAAGATACGGAAATCCTCGTAAATCCCTCCGGCAGATTTGTTAAGGGCGGTCCCGCCGCGGACACAGGTCTGACCGGTAGAAAAATCATCGTGGATACCTACGGCGGTGAAGGTGCGCATGGCGGCGGAGCGTTTTCCGGCAAAGACCCCACCAAGGTCGACCGTTCAGCGGCATATATGGCAAGATGCGCTGCTGTGTCCGTCGTGCAGAACGGATTCGCGGATAAGTGCCAGGTTGCTGTTTCCTATGCCATCGGCAAAGCTGACCCTGTTGCCGTTCAGGTAGATACTTTCGGCACAGGCAGATATTCCGATACTGCAATCAGAAACGCCATCATTGATACATTCAACTTCCGGCCGGCGGCAATTATAGAATTCCTGAAACTGAAAGATACGGATTATTCCGCGACCTCGACCTACGGTCACTTCGGCGGCTTTGAGAGATGGGAGTGGAACCATTGTTCACAGGAACTCCGGGAGGCGGTGAAAAAGCATGAACAAGACAACGACTGAGATGCAGATAGTATCCATCTCCAAGCTGGTACCTTACCAAAATAATGCAAGAACACACTCGGCGGAGCAGATAAAAAAGCTCCGCTCTTCTTTACGGGAATTCGGCTTCGTGAACCCCGTCCTCATAGACCGTAGCTATGGAGTCATAGCCGGACACGGCAGAATCCAGGCGGCTATGGAGGAAGGCATCACCGAAGTGCCGTGCGTATATGTCGACCATCTCACCGACGCGCAGAAGAAGGCATATATTCTCGCCGACAACCGGATGGCACTTGACGCCGGATGGGACGAGGAACTTTTGAAGATAGAGTTGGAAGAACTCGAGGGACTCGGTATCGATCTCGGTTTAACGGGTTTTGATGAAAAGGAACTGTCTGACCTTTTCGGCAAGGATACTGAGATAAAGGATGACGAGTTCGATGTCGAAGCAGAACTGCAGAAGCCGACCTTCTCAAAAGCAGGAGATGTGTGGAAACTCGGTCGGCATACGCTCATCTGCGGAGACTCTACAAAGCAGGAAACCTACGATACTCTTCTGGGCGAAATCAAGGTAAATCTGGTGCTGACCGACCCGCCCTACAATGTCAACTATGAAGGCTCCGCCGGAAAAATAAAGAACGATAATATGTCGACGGAAAAATTCTATAAGTTTCTTCTGGATGCGTTCACTTGCATAGAAAAGGCCATGGCGATGGATGCATCTGTATATATTTTCCATGCAGATTCGGAAGGATTAAATTTCCGGCGTGCTTTTAACGATGCGGGGTTTTACCTGTCCGGATGCTGTATCTGGAAAAAGCAGTCTCTCGTACTCGGACGCTCTCCGTATCAGTGGCAGCACGAACCGGTCCTGTACGGCTGGAAGAAAAACGGCAAGCATCAGTGGTACACCGGCAGAAAAGAAACCACTATCTGGGAGTTCGACAAGCCGAAGAAAAACGGAGATCATCCCACAATGAAACCTATACCGCTCCTGGCTTACCCCATCATGAACTCCTCGCTTACAAACTCCATCGTCCTCGACCCTTTCGGCGGCAGCGGGTCTACCCTTATCGCTTGTGAGCAGTCCGGACGCATCTGTTATACAGCCGAGCTTGATGAGAAGTTCTGCGATGTTATTGTGAAACGGTACATCGAGCAGGTCGGTACAAGTGAAAACGTAACTGTTATCCGGGACGGCAAGACCTTCAGATTTGAGGAGGTGCAGACGGATGGAACTTAATAAGCCTGTATCCAAAAGCGGACTTACCCTCGGCAGCCTTTTTGACGGCTCCGGGGGTTTTCCTTTAGGAGGGCTTCTTTCCGGTATTCAGCCTGTCTGGGCATCGGAGGTTGAGCCTTTTCCCATCAGAGTGACAACCAAACGCCTGCCATTCATGAAACATTACGGTGATGTAAGCAAGATGAACGGCGGCGAAATTGAGCCGGTGGACATTATAACCTTCGGCAGTCCCTGCCAGGATATGTCCGTCGCCGGGAAAAGAGCGGGTTTGGACGGCAGCCGCTCCAACCTTTTCTATGAAGCCGTCCGAATCGTAAAAGAAATGAGGTGTGCGACCGATGGAAAGTATCCGCGATGGATCTGCTGGGAGAATGTTCCCGGCGCCTTCTCCTCCAATAAGGGAGAAGACTTCAAAGCAGTCCTCGACTCTATCTGCAAAATCAAAGACGAAACCTGCGATGTTCCTGAATGTAAAAAGTGGGAACCCGCAGGAGAAATCCTGGGAGACGATTTTTCCGTCGCATGGAGAGTTCTCGATGCGCAGTTTTGGGGAGTTCCCCAACGAAGAAAACGCATCTTCCTTGTCGCGGATTTTGCAGGCCGGAGTGCCGGACAAATACTATTTGAGTCCGAAGGCTTGTCAGGGTATTCTGCGGAGGGCTTCCGTGCGTGGCAAGGAACTGCCTGCTGTGCTGAAAACTGCGCTGACAAGACAGGCGTCGGTTATGACGGATATAACGGCAGTCTGACTGAAGATAAAGCAGCCACCCTTGGCGTTAACTGCGGTACGAGTACCGGAAGAAACGGTGTCGTGTTAAACGACCAGGGCGGAAACCGTATGGATATAACTAACGATATGACCAGTACGTTACGTGCGGAAGCGCATCATCCTCCCTGCGTAATGGAATCGGCGGGCTTTTGTACCGAGCATTCAGCGAAAGCACGGTCGATAGGTTATGAGGAAGAAATGTCACCCACTTTACGTGCCGGTGTTGTTCCGGCGGCAGTCGCAATTGAAAACCATCCAACCGACAGCCGTATCAGAATAGCTGATGATAATAAGGTTCAGACACTGACATCGCGCATGGGAACAGGCGGCAACAACGTACCTCTCCTTATGAAAATACGATGCGGCTGCGAAGGTGGCGGAAAAGGCGCTTTGATTCAGGAAGATAGGTCTGCCACGCTTTCATGCAACAATGACCAGACGCTTTTCGAACCGAAATCCTGGGACGGCTCGGATGTATCTCCTACACTCACTGCGAACAATGCAGGCGGCAATCAGCGGATGCCGGATAAGGACAACTTC